ACATCCCAGTTCCTGGCGATAAGTTGCAGTATGGTGATCTTGATATCGACTTCTTTATTGATGAGAATCTAGAGAACTACTTGCAGATAGAAAGATGGATGAGAGCACTAGGTTATCCAGAGTCCTTAGAAGAAGCAATTGATTTGAATCCTGAGAATACTGATCTTCTAGGTGCTGCAAGATCTGATGCTACTCTGTTAGTTTACAGTAGTACCTTCAATCCTATTGCAAGGATTACCTTCAAGGACATGTTTCCTGTATCGTTGACACCAGTTCCATTTACTGCTGATGCAACTGATATAAATTATATTGTAGCGACTGCTACTTTCAAATATACTATTTTTAATGTGGAGAGTCTACTAAAGAATGAATCTTGAATTTATACAAGACTTATGGGATAAAGATTCCATAATTGACAATGAATTATTACACAACGAATCAACTAAAATACCCGCCTTACACGCCAAATACTACAGAATTTACAATAACATACTGACTCTAAAAAAATCTCAAGAGACACAGTATAAGATAGTAAGAAAAGAAAAGTGGATTTATTATAGTGGCAAGGCATCACCAGAGGTGTATGCAGAAAAACCGTTTGACTATAAGGTTTTAAAAGCAGACTTAGATAAGTATTTTGATGCAGATCCAGATCTCATCAAGTGTACTGCAAAGATAGAATACTACGATATCATGCTTGAGTATCTAGAAAGTATTCTGAAAATTATATCTAATAGAACATACCAAATCAAAAATGCCATTGAGTGGCAACGATTTACCAATGGACTATGAGTGATCTTATCATTGCTAAAAAGAATGAAGTACATCTGACTGTAGATGCACAACCTCATGTGCAACAAGAACTGTCAGACTATTTTACCTTTGATGTTCCAGGCGCTAAGTATATGCCTCAGTATAGGAACAGACATTGGGATGGCAAGATAAGATTGTTTTCTACTGCAACAGGTGAGTTGTATGTAGGACTACTGGATAAGGTTATTGCATGGGCAAGAAAGGCAAGTTATAGTGTAGAATTTATTAATAATGAAACATATGGCACACCTTTTGAAGAGAATGATGAGATATCACTAGAAGGTGTAAAGGATTATATGACTGCAATTTCTAGTTTCAAACCTAGAGACTATCAGATAGATGGGGTATATGATGCACTGAGATTCAATAGAAGATTAATTATATCTCCAACAGGATCAGGCAAATCTCTGATGATATATGCCGTTGCGAGATATCATGTAGGAAGAAAGAGGAGAATATTACTAGTAGTTCCAACTACATCTCTTGTAGAACAGATGTATAAAGACTTTACTGATTATGGTTGGGATGTAGAAAAGCATTGTCATAGGGTATATGCTGGTAGAAATAAAAATGCACAACAACGTGTAACTATATCTACATGGCAGTCCATTTATACTATGGACAAGACATTTTTTGCTCAGTTTGATGTCATCATAGGAGATGAAGCACATCAATTCAAGTCCAAATCTCTTATCACTATCATGTCTAAGATGAGAGATACCAAGTATAGATATGGATTTACTGGAACTCTAAGTGGATCACAGACTCACAAGTGGGTGTTAGAAGGACTATTCGGTCCTTCATACAAGGTTACAGATACATCGGATCTACAAACTAAAGGACAACTAGCAAAGTTAGATATCAGAATTATTCTTATCAAACACCCTGCAATACCTTTTGATGACTATAGGGAAGAGATGAACTACATCATAGAACACGATAAGAGAAATGCTTTCATAAAGAATCTGGCACTGAGTTTAAGTGGTAATACTCTAGTTCTATACAGTAGGGTAGAAGCTCATGGTGAACCACTATATAATTTAATTAATGATAGTGTTGAGAGTGGGAGAAAAGTTTTTTATGTACATGGTGGTGTAGATGGTGAAGAACGTGAAGAGGTTAGGTCTATTGTGGATAGAGAATCAGACGCAATCATTGTGGCCTCTTATGGTACATTCTCTACAGGAATTAACATTAAGAACTTACATAACGTCATCTTTGCATCTCCTAGCAAAAGTAGAATACGCAATTTACAGAGTATTGGTAGGGTCTTGCGTAAAGGTAAAAATAAAACTAAAGCCGTCTTATATGATATCGCAGATGACATTTCTGTCAAAAGTAAAAAGAATTATACATTGAATCATTTAGTTGAACGTGTTAAAATATATAATGAAGAGAAGTTTAATTATGAAATTGAGAAGGTATTTTTAAAATGAAAGTCTTGGGTATATACGGATCTATTGGTTTTGATGGATCAGCTAGAGAATCTTATATACATGATGCTGGTGCGACTCTGTTCGTAAATGGCGAACATGTATGTAGCATACAAGAAGAAAGACTCAGTAGACTTAAGTATGATGGTAGATATCCAGAAAAATCAATCGACTATGTTCTAGATAACTTGTCGAAAGAAGAGATTGACTTAGTTATATTTGTAGATATTGGATTAGAAGGTTGGGTGAAGAAACATCTTTCACAGGGTAAACCTCATAAATTTTTACAAGAGGTCTTTCCAAATGCAGACATAGGATATATCTCTCATCATCAAGCACATGCCTATTCTTCTATCTTTACTCAACCAGCAAACGAGGGTGTTTGTATTGTAATTGATGGAGGAGGGTGTCACAACTGGACTAATAAAGTATCTCTTGGGTTAGAGACAGGTTCTCTAGTGTATTTCAATAAGAGAAAGGGAGTGTTTAGATACATTCCTTTCAATGCTCAATGGGGATTACTACACCAAACATGGTCACACTACATCTATTGTAAGAAAGCTAAGAAGAAAATAGAGTATAATGATCCACTACATCACTGTGCCATGAGCGGTAAGATCATGGGTCTTGCTGCGTATGGATCTAAAAAACATAATACAAAACTATATGAATTTGGACAATACTTCCCCCAGTGTGAGTTTAGTATGAGAGATCCAGATCCTTATCCACTGACTCCAGAAGAGAAAGCTCAGTTATTGCAATACAATTTTGAGGAATCCCTAATAGAACTAATCGAAAGATTTGATGAAGATTATTTGGAACCTGTTGTTTGCTTGACTGGCGGTACTTTTCTTAATATCAATGTTAACACAAAGATAGTACAGAAATTTAAGCACAGAAAGTTTCACATCACACCTTTTGTGAGTGACTGTGGTTTGTCATACGGAGCGGCTGCTTTTGGTTCATCATTATGGAATGATGTTCAAGTTCCTCCTGATCTAGCATTTCTAGGTAGAAGATATCTTACACCACCACAAATCAGAGAAGAGAATCTAGATCTAAAGAAGGTTGCACAATACTTGGAGGATGGAAAAATAGTCGCATGGTATAGAGGTAGGTCTGAGTTTGGGCCTCGTGCATTGGGTAATAGATCTATTTTGATGTCACCTAAATATAAAGAGAACAAGGATATTTTAAACGAGAAGGTTAAACATAGAGAAGAGTGGAGACCTTTTGCTGGGGTCATACTTAAGGACCATCTAAAAGATTATTTTGAGGAGAACATTGATAGTCCATACATGTTGTATTCTCAGACGGTTAAGAAAGATAAGAGAGATAAGATACCAGCCATTACCCATGTAGATAATACATGTAGAATACAGACAGTGGATCATGGATTTTTATCCTTACTACTCGAAGAGTATTATAAGATCAGTGGAGTTCCTGTATTATTGAATACCTCTTTCAATGATAGTGGTGAACCAATAGTAGAAACCCCACAAGAAGCTATTGATGCTTTCCTAAATATGAATATAGACTATCTGGTTATGAACAACACAATCATAGGAAAATAGATGGAAGAAGATTTCTACGCATCCCTAAAACTAGTCTCAGGAGAGGAGATCTTCGGTGAAGTTTTGCCTTCCGAGGAAAATGGTCGCACGGTTCTGATTGTGAGTGATCCTGTAGAAATAGAAACAGTCAGTATGGATGGGAGACACGAAGGTCTCCGCATGATGCCTTGGTTGAGAAGTATGCCAAGTGAGAATATTGTAATTATTCCTATGGATAGAGTTATAACTGTCGTCGAGGCCCGCGAGGATTCTGAGGTCGTCAAGTATTATCAGAAATTTATATTTTCAAACTTAAAAGATACATGTTCAGAGAAGATAAAGGTCACAAAGAAGATGGGATATGTAATTTCAGTCGCTGAGGCCAGAGAGAATCTTGAGAAGCTTTATAAGAAAGGCGAAGCTACATAGCATTCCCTTGAACTCTGACAGAGTTATTGTACATCAATTTACAACACTTGTCAAGTCCCCAACTTTATGTTAGACTATATTCATAACAAAGGACAGTATAATGCCCGCAAAAGGTAAGACTAGAAAGAGATCTGAACATTACGTTAACAATAAAGAATTCCTTTATGCTATCGTACAATACAAGGCTGATGTAAAGGCAGCGGAGGAAAAAGGTGATCCGAAACCACGCATCACTAATTACCTTGGAGAGTGCTTTGTAAAGATTGCAACGCACCTTTCATATAAACCAAACTTTGTAAACTATATGTTCCGTGAGGACATGATATCTGATGGTATAGAGAATTGTGTCCAGTACATACATAACTTCAATCCAGAGAAATCTACGAATCCTTTTGCGTACTTCACTCAAATCATACACTATGCTTTCCTCAGACGTATACAGAAAGAGAAAAAACAAATGGAGATCCGTGAAAAGATCATTGAGAAGTCGGGGTATGACGAGGTTATGCACGTTGACGATCCTTACGGTAATTCTAGTGACTACAATTCTATAAAAGAGGCAGTTCAAACAAAGATGAATCAATGAAGATCGCAATCATTACAGACACACACTTCGGCGGTAGATGAGGTAATAAGGTCTTTCATGACTTCTTTCAAAAATTTTATGACAATATATTCTTTCCAGAACTAGAAAAGAGAGGTATCAAGCACTGCATCCATATGGGAGATGCTTTTGATAACCGAAAGAACATAGATTATTGGTCACTTGATTGGGCGAAAGAGCATGTATATGACAAGTTTGAAAAATTAGGCGTGAAAGTTTGGCAACTTGTAGGTAATCATGATGTCTATTACAAGAATACAAATAAGATAAACTCAATAGATTCACTTCTAGAACACTACGATAACATCACACCCATCTCTAGACCAGACACATATGACATAGATGGATTCAAAGCAATGATGATGCCTTGGATATGTGATGACAACTATCAGGAGACTCTTGCAGCGATAGAAAAGTCAGATGCTAAGATGGCTTTTAGTCATCTAGAACTACATGGATTTGAATTGTATCCAGGCATGTTCCAGCAAGGTGGTATTGATAAAGGTATTATTGCCAAGTTTCCTACAGTATTCTCAGGACACTATCATACTAGAAGTAATGATGGACAGGTCTTCTACTTAGGTAATCCATATGAAATGTATTGGAATGATTGTGGAGATAAGAGAGGATTCAATATATTAGATACAGAAACAGGAGAGATTGAGTTCATAGAAAATCCAAATCATATTTTTGAAAAGATATACTACGATAATACTCCAGCAGAATTATTCAAAGCACATCTGTATAAAGATAAGATTGTAAAACTATTCATAAAGTCTAGGACGAGTCAACTTCAATATGATAAATTTCTTGACAAACTTTTAAAAGCTGGTGTCATAGATCTGAAGATAGTAGAGAACACGATGGTCAATGACACAGAGGTGGATCTTGATGGTGAAAAAATTGAAGATACACTCACACTTCTAAATAAGTACATCGAGGATTCTGACTTTGACTTGGAAAAAGAAAAAGTTAAAACACTTCTAAAAGAAGTTTACTTGGAAGCCTGTGAAGCGGAGTAAACCAATGTACATTCTATCACTTGCTGGCCACGAGGGAGAAGGAGCCTATGCTGTCACTAATGATGATGGTCAGAAGGCTTTATATCTCTTTCAGCAAGAAGATGATGCTACAAGATACGCAGGCCTTTTAGAAGCAGAAGAAAGTACAGGACACTTGACAGTTGTAGAAATAGATGATAAACTGGCCGTTGAGACTTGTCAAAGACACAAGTATAAGTATGTTATTATCACAGCAGATGATATAGTGATCCCACCAAAATATGATAGTATTCAAGACGATACGGTGGCGTAATTTTTTATCGACTGGCAATCAGTTTATAATTATTAGTTTCCAAAAATCTCAGACAAATTTAATAGTAGGTGCAAATGGAGCGGGTAAATCTACTATTCTAGATGCTCTTACGTTTGTTTTATATAATAAACCATTCAGAAAAATTAAAAAATCACAGTTGATCAACACTGTGAATGAAAAAGAGTGCGAAGTTCAAATAGAATTTGAGATACAGGGTAGAATTTATACCATAGTCAGAGGTATGAAGCCAACTCTATTTGAAATTTACATAGATGGTAAGAAACAGGATCAATTTGCCAACCAGAATGATCAACAAGCATACTTAGAAGACAATATTTTACGATTAAATTATAAATCTTTCACACAAACCACAATTTTAGGGTCTGCAACCTTCGTTCCTTTCATGCAGTTGGGTGGTTCAGACCGTAGAGCCATAGTAGAAGACGTTTTAGATATCAAAATCTTCTCTGGAATGGCAAAAATACTCAGAGATAAGATCAGTAAAGCAAATACAGAGATCAGAGAACTCACTATCAAGAAAGAAATGATAGAAGAGAAGATCGAAATGCAAAAAAGCTTTATTTCTGATCTTGATAGTAGCGGTAAGAAGAGAATCAACAATACAAAAAAGAAGATTGACTCATTACTAAATGATACATCTTCTCTGATGGAAGAAAATGAAGTTTTATCAAATAATATTAAGAATAATCATGAACCAGAACTCAAAAAACTTGCATTTGTCAAAGGTTCTCTTAAGAAAAAAAGCACAATCAAAGTCAAACTGGAACAACGGATACAGAATATAACATCCGATCATAAGTTTTTTACTGATAACGTATCATGCCCTACATGTGGACAACATATAGAGGAAGAGTTTCGCTTAAATAAAATTGGAGACATAGAAGAGAAGGTAAAGGAGATTAACTCCGCTTACAAAGAACTTCAAGAGTCAATAAACGAAGAACAAACAAAAGAGACAAAGTTTATTGATGTTTCTAAGCAGATCACACAACTAACGAATGACATTTCAACAAACCATTTTAAAATTTCTCAGTATCAACGACAGATACGAGATCATGAACAGGAAATTCAAGACATTGCCGATCAAATTGCAAACAGAAATACTGAAAGAGCCACTCTTAGAGGTCTCAAAAGTGATCTAACAAACGTAGAAAAAGATAAATCCAAACACACCGAAGATATAGACTATCTTGACTTTGCAAACTCCATGATGAAAGACTCTGGAGTTAAAGCAAAGATCATGAGAAGGTATCTGCCTATCATGAATCAGAAGATCAATAAGTATCTTCAAATGATGGACTTCTATATCAATTTTACTCTTGATGAGCAGTTTAATGAGTGTATAAAGTCACCCATACATGAGAAGTTTAGTTACGAATCCTTCTCTGAAGGTGAAAAAATGAGAATCGATCTAGCCATACTCTTTACATGGCGAGATATTGCTAAGATGAAGAACTCATCTAGTACAAACATCCTGATCCTTGACGAAATATTTGACAGTTCTCTTGATAGTAACGGCACTGACGAGTTTACAAAGATAATCAAGTATGTCATTAAGGATGCTTATGTGTTTATGATATCTCATAAGGTTGATGAACTCACCGATAGACTGGATAATTTAATTACCTTTGAAAAAATGAACGGATTTACAAAGGTTAAGTATTCTACATAAGGTACAATGTTCGGTATACCGTATGTTACTATTAGATGGGTGTCACTCCTTGAAACTTGAGTGTGCATTAAGAGATCTAGGATTCATTGACATGGAATGGAGAACAGTTGCTAATGCAGGGATATTTTTTGTGCAACCTGTAGGTATGCCTGATGATCCCGAAGGTGATTTATTTGGATTTACGATTACCTATGAGAGTAAGGTTATAAAAATGCAGAATACTGCAAAGAAAGCATTAGATACAGCTATAAGATGGTCGGTGGACAGTTGACAGGCTGGCACACTTATGGTTGCAATTGGCACAGGGTAGATTATAATATAAACATAGACAAGAAAACAAATGCTTACCGAAGTTAATTACGAAGTCAAAGGTCAACTAGCAAAATTACTTGCAACA